GTTAAAAAAAGAAGGATATCCCCAGAAACAAGCCGTTGCTATAGCTTATTCTAAATCAAAAAGAAAACAATCGGGAGGGCAGACTATGCCAAGCTATTACGATTCTAAATCTAGTAAACCAAAGTCAACAAAGAAAAGGCGATATTCTAAAGGCGGTGCAGTTAAGTCTGATACCTATGGAAAATATACTATTGCCCGTGGCAGTGGTGCAGCTAGACCTCAGAAATTCCGCAAAAATGGTTGATTAGATGGCTATTGCAACCACCAATACTTTCAATCTCAATATAGGCGAGATTGTTGAAGAAGCCTATGAGCGAGCAGGATTAGAGGCTCGTACTGGCTATGATTATCGTACTGCAAGACGCAGTATCGACATGATGATGCTTGAGTGGCAGAATCGTGGAATTAATCTATGGACAATAGAGAGCGGAACACAGACCTTAACTGCTGATACCGCAACCTATACATTGCCTGATGATACAATTGATTTAATGGAAACCCATTTACGTTTGGATGCTGGAGATAGCTCTAGTCAAACTGATTATCAATTAACGAGAATCTCTCCAACACAATATGCCGATATACCTAATAAATTACAAACAGGTCAGCCTACCCAGATATGGATTCAAAGATTAACAACAACACCCCAATATACTCTTTGGCCCGTACCTGATGATACGCGGACTTATACTGTAGCTTATTATCGTATAAGGCAAATTTACGATAGCGGAACACCGGGCAGTAATAATATGGATGTGCCTAAAAGGTTTATTCCTGCTTTGGTATCTGGTTTGGCTTATCATGTAGCAATGAAAAGACCAGAAGCTATGGAGAGATTACCTATTCTTAAACAAGAATATGAAGAGCAATGGCAGTTGGCTTCGGAGGAAGATAGGGTTAAAGCGAATTTTCGTTTTGTGCCGTGGACATCTTACAATAACTAATGACCCAGTTTGCACAAGGTAAGTATGCTTTTGGTTTTTGTGATCGTTGTGGATTTCGTTACGATTTAAAAGAGCTAAAAGATGAAGTTGTCGATACAAGACTTAGTGGGTTCTTGGTTTGTCCAGAGTGTTTGGATCAGGATCAGCCTCAATATCAATTAGGCAGAATGCCTGTTGATGATCCGATTGCTTTGGAGAATCCAAGACCTGATAAAGCACAAGAAGCTAGTAGGCGCTTATATGCGTTTGATCCGATTGGCGGTGGTGTTACCTCTGTTGGATCAAGAACAGTGGGTCTTGATATGCATGGTAAAGTAGGAATGCTTAAAGTAACAACGAGTTAATAACAACACAACAATATAGAGGATAAGATTATGGCAGCAAGAAATATGGGTTCATGGAGTGGAACAGGCACAGGACCAAATACAAATTTACCTAGTTGGAGCGCGCGCCAGCGAAATCAAAAAACTCGCACAAGAAGGCGGCACGGCAGACACGCAAAAGGGGCAACTGTAGAAAACTATAACGATCAAGTTAAAAGAAAATATGGTGGTGGAAAGCTATAAAAAACAATGACTTATGCTGAGTTAAAAAACTTAATACAGAACTATCTCCAGAACAGTGAGACCTCTTTTACTACTTATCTGCCCGATATGATTAAGCAGGCAGAGGATCGTATTCTTGAGAATGTTCAGCTACCTGTATTTAGAAAGAATCAAACAGGTTCTTTATCTTCAGGAAACCAGTATTTAGGTATTCCAAGTGATTTTTTAGCACCTTATTCTCTATCTTATACAGCCAGTAGCAATCAGACATTCTTAATGAATAAGGATGTAAACTGGATTCGAGAGATGTACCCAAACGCATCGACAACAGGTGAGCCAGAATACTATGGCATATTTGATAATGATTATTTTATCGTGGCTCCAACGCCAGATGCCGCTTACAATGTAGAATTGCATTACTTTTATAGACCCGCTTCAATCACTGCTGGAGGCGACTCTGGAACAACATGGTTATCAACAAATGCTCCATCAGCATTGCTATATGCTTGCTTGCTAGAGGGCTATGTATATATGAAAGGTGAGGCAGATATGATGTCTGTTTATAACACAAGATATGAATCTGCATTAGGCAGACTCAAAGTATTAGGAGAAGGTAGAGACAGAAACGATGCCTACAGAGCAGGACAGCTTTAAATCTTCTGTAAAAATGGAAGATAAAAACATTGCAATTGTTGCAATGGGACAAAGCCAGATAGATTTTCATTTATCACAGGTTCATAGCGTATTGTTTGATGAAGTATGGGCGATCAATGCCATGATAGGTGTTTTGCCTCGTATAGATAGGGCTTTTATATTAGACCCTATGAGTCGTTTTTTCGATACTGAGGATGCTGGCTCTATGACAGAAATGATGAGATTAGTTTTGCCAACTGCTTATTATCCTATTTATTCTTGTGAGTTAGATGAAAGAGTTCCTGCAGTTGAAGAATATCCATTAGAAGATGTTGTAGGAAAACTCGGTTGTTCTTATTTTAATAACACGATTGCCTATGCTATTGCTTACGCATTATGGGCTAAAGTTAAAAGCATTGCTGTTTTCGGTGTTGATTTTACTTATAAGAGCAATATGCATTTTGCAGAAGCAGGTAGAGGATGTGTTGAATTTTGGTTATCTAAGTGTATTGATGCTGGTATAGATGTTTCAATTGCTCCTAGATCATCTTTATTAGATACTGATATAGGCTTTAAAGATAAACTCTATGGTTATCATCGATTAGATGATCCAAAGGTTACTTACCAAAATGGTGCTGGTATTAAGGTTTGTAATTATTCTCAGGTTGAGAAACAGGAAAAGCCTAAACCAGTTGGTAAAATAGATAGGAATGATATAAATTTAACTCCACCAGAACCAGATAAATACTAATGGAAACAGATTCTTTTACAATATCAATAGGAAATTTAGGGGTTAGGACAACTGAAAATAGAGGTCATACTCCAGAAGAAGTTGCTGAAATGGCGACTGACAAAATTATTTCGGTAAGTGATACAGCACCACCGCAAATTAAAGCACAAGCACACGCTTTTAAAAATCTGTGCTACAAAATCATTGCTTATTATATGCATGAGGCAATTAAAAACCATATGTGTACTATAGGTAATCAATTAGAACAGCAAGGTCATAAGGACTTAGCTGAAATTATTAGGAGGCTATAATGGCTATAACACAAGCAATGTGTACTTCTTTCAAAAGTGAGCTTCTGCAAGCAGTACATAACTTTAAAGCGTCTGGAGGAAATTCTTTCAAGCTCGCTTTATACACTAGCTCTGCGACTATGAGTGCTTCTACTACTGCCTATAGCACAAATCAAGAAGCATCAGGAACAAACTATTCTGCGGGAGGATCAGCTTTAACAAATGTCAACCCGACAACATCAGGAACAACTGCGTACACTGATTTTGCTGATTTGACTTTTGGAACAGCTACCATCACTGCAAGAGGTTGTATGATTTATAATGACACAGCTACTGGTGATCCAGCAGTTGCGGTTTTTGATTTCGGTGCAGACAAAACAAGCACAGCAGGTAGTTTTACAATATCTTTCCCAACCGCAGACGCAAGTAACGCTGTTATTAGAATAGCGTAAACCAGTTATGGCTGGTTGGGGTCGATCTACTTGGGGATCAGGTACTTGGGGTGAACCTGCAATTGTCAGTGTTACAGTTAATGTAACAGGCATTGCGGGAACAAGTGCACTAGGAACAGAAACCGTTAGTTGTGATGCTAATGTCACAGAGACAGGCGTAGCGGCAACAGGCGCGGTTGGCACAGTTGTTGCAACAGGCGCTGCAATTGTTACTGAGACAGGAGTCGCAGGAACAGGGGCAGTAAGCTCTTTAACCATTACTGGGGCTGCAATTGTTACCGAGACAGGAGTGGCAGCCACTGGTGCGATAAGTTCGCTTACGGTTACTGGTGTTGCTAATCTTTCGGTTACAGGACTTGCTGGAACTACTGCTTTAGGCGCAGAAAGTGTCAGTGGTGATGCTAATGTCAGTGAAACAGGCGTAGCGGGCACAGGTGCAATCGGTACCGTTGTCGCTAATGGTGTCGCTCTTGTTGGTGTTAGTGGCACAGCATCGACTGTTGCACAAGGCGATGAAACTGTAACGGGTGGTGCTAATGTTTATCCGACTGGACTAGCGGGAACTTCAGCGTTAGGTAGCCTAAGTCTGGTAACTAATAATGTTATTTCAATAACAGGACTAGCTGGAACCAGTGCTTTAGGCGATTTAAGTGTCTCTGCTAGTGCTTCAGCATCTATAACAGGAATTTACGCAACAGGTGAAATAAGTGGACTTTTAGTGTGGAGTCCAGTTATTCCAGATCAAACACCAAATTGGACAGATGCTGGTGCAAGTCAATCACCTTCTTATTCAACTATTAGCCCATCTCAGTCACCAGACTGGAAAGATGAGGCAGCTTAATTTATTATGAGGAAATAATATGGCAACTTATGTAAACGATCTAAGATTAAAAGAAATCGCTACGGGCGATGAATCGGGAACGTGGGGCACAAGCACCAATACAAATTTAGAACTCATCGCAGAAGCATGGGGTAGTGGTTCAGAAGCAATCACTGGAACTTCCCATACTATTACGATGGCAGATGGCGCATCCGATGCAGCCAGAGCCTATGCAATGACCCTAACAGGCTCAATCACCGCAACAAATACAGTAACGCTCGCACCGAATACCGTTAATAAAACGTGGATTATTCAAAACAGTGCGGGTTATCAAGTAACAATATCTCAAGGCACAGGCGCTAATGTCGTTATT